AAACCCTCTTAATTAGTAAATTTAGTAACAAAGGAAACTCAAATGAGTAATGATCTCGCAACAATGTTCAGCGGTGCAATGGTGCCCGTTGAAGGCTTAGATGACGACACGCTTGCCGTAGCAGGTGGTGCCCGTCAAGGCAACAAACGCATCTCTATCAAGGGTGGCGTATTCCGCAAGTATGCGGGCGGTAAAGAAATCGGTGCTATCGAAGATCGCCACATGAACGTGATCTTCGTCAAGATGGCGCACAAAGCCTCACGTATGTACTACGAGGGTGCATACCAAGAAGGTCAGAAGATCAGCCCAACCTGCTGGTCAACCGACTCTGAGACCCCAGATGCGGATGTTAAAACCCCTTGCGCATCCACATGCAATGACTGCGATAAGTCAGTCAGAGGCTCTGGTCAGGGTGGTACAGGCTCAGCATGTCGCTTGTCTTGGCGCACTGCCGTGGTTCTTCCTAACGACCCAGCAGGGGACGTGATGCAGTTGGTGCTCCCAGCAACCTCTGCCTTCGGTAAAGAAGATACTGGGCGTTGGCCTTTCCGTCCTTACATCCAACACTTGGCTTCGCACAATGTGTCGGCAGGTAGGGTTATTACTAAGATGGCATTTGATACCAAGGCTCCTACGCCCAAGGTATTGTTTAGCCCCGCTGGTAAGGTGGAAGACAACGTCTTGGAGATCATTGCGCGTCAGGCTAAGAGCCCAGCCGCAGAAGCCGCAGTGAAGATGAATGTCTTCCAAAGCGATAGCACAGGTGATGCAGAGGTTGCCGCACCTGCCCGTGTACGTGAAGAAGTGGCGGAGACTCCCGAGCCAGTCAAGCGTGAAACAACTAAGGCTTCGCCATCAGATGAGAAACAAATATCTGACGTAGTGAAGAAGTGGTCTAAGAAATAAGGATAGGCATGTCACGGACGTACAGCGAAGCTTTTTTAATCGAGTTACACAAGGCAAACCCTAATAGGGCAGGTACTGCCCTAGCACTAGCATGCGTTAAGGCAAACTTACCTGCTAAGTTTATTGCGGAGACCCTTGAAGTATCTCGCATGACTGTCTTTAGTTGGTTCCGTGGCAATCCAATTCGCCATAAGAACCTTCTAAAAGTCGAAACACTAACTGACTTGATCGAGAGCGATACAGCCAAAGGCACCTTGCCAGCCAAGACTGTTAAAGGGGCTAAAGCGTATCTCGAAGATATGGTTGGGAGGAAATTCGACTAACCAAAAAAGAGGGGCTGAACACCCCTCACATTTCTTTCACCGAGCGGGCATCGTCCCGCTCTTTTCAACTCTGACGAGACATGTTAAAACAATTCTACGAGAAAGCATTACCAAGTCAGGGTGTCTATTGCATCACGAGCATCGGGACTGATAAGAAAGTCACGAACAAGTTTGCAGAGACACTTGACGAAGTAATTGAACAGGTCGAAAGACTCAAGGCTAAGAACCTAAACACTTTTGTTGCCCTTGGCACATTCGACGGGTTCAGCAGAAAAGCAGATGATTGCCTCTTCATGCGATCATTCTTCATTGACCTAGATGTTGGTGAACACAAAGACTACGCTGGCAAAGAAGACGCGCACATTGCGGTCTACAAACTAGTTGCGAAGGCTGGATTACCAGAGCCTGTGCTAATTGATTCTGGTGGTGGGGTACACGCCTACTGGATCATGGATGAAGACATCCCCAAAGACGAATGGAAAGTGTACGCTGAGATATTCAAAGGACTATGCCTAGAACATATCTCTATTGATCCAGTGGTTACCGCAGACGCCGCACGTATCATGCGCGCACCTGAGACGTTCAACCATAAGTTTGATCCGCCTGCTCCTACGTTTGTTATCAATGAAGAGATCTTTGTCTATAGCTGGAAAGAGTTCAAAGCATTCCTCGGGGGAGAAGCAGTAGAGCATGCCTATGAGCCACGAGATGTTCTTGCACAAGTACCCAAGGGTCTGGACGATGACACTAAAGCGATGCTCAAGTTGGACAACTTCGCTAAAACATTTGAGGTATTAGCGCAGAAAAGCATAGACGACGAAGGTGGATGTGAGCAGATCAAATACATCCTCATGAATGCCGAGGCACTTGAAGAACCGCTATGGCGTGCTGGCCTATCAATCGCTAAGTTTTGTGATGATGGAGCCACCGCTATCCATGAACTATCTAACCCTGACCCAAGATATGACTATGCAAAAACACAAGAAAAGGCAGACGCCATACCTGCTCCGAGAACCTGTGATTGGTTCATTAGTAACTACCCCTCCCGTTGCCAAGGATGTCAGCACCGAGGAAAGATTACAACCCCAATCGTCTTGGGAAAAACCTTCAAAGCCGCACCCGCGCCAGATAAAGCGGAATCAGTTCGGCAAGAGTCGGATACCAAAGCAGTTTCTGCTTTCCCAGACTTCCTATTCCCTTTCTTGAAGGGCGAGAACGGGGGCATCTACTACCAGCCACCAAACAAATACAACAAGAAGGGCGAAGCTGTACCGCAAGACCCTATCCTGATCCTGCCTCATGAATTCTTTCCTGTCCGTAGGATGTTCAGCAAACATGATGGTGAGTGCTTACTCATGCGCTTGGAGTTGCCCCGTGACCCTGTGCGTGAGATCCTCGTGCCCATGAAACATGTGTATGCCCTAGAAAACTTTAAATCACTCATGTCATCCAATGGCGTGTTTGCTTCAGCAGAGAAATTACCGCACCTTATGAACTACATAATTAAATGGGGTCAGTACATGCAACTGACCGACAAGGCAGAGATGATGCGCATGCAGATGGGCTGGACTGAAGAACCAGCAGACGAGATCGCTTGGGCTACTCGAAGCTTTGTAATTGGTAAGCGCGAGATATTAACGAATGGCGAGATCATTGATGCACCATCCTCACCCTTTGTGCGTGGCATCGCTAAGCATCTTGTTCCACGTGGAACGTACGAGAGGTGGCGTGAGTCAGCAGACTATCTAGACAAACCCGGCTTTGAGATGCATGCATTCACGATGCTATGTGGTATGGCGTCTCCATATATGACCTATACGTCAACTGCCGGAGTGACTGTGTGCCTTTTAGGGCAGTCGGGTAGTGCCAAGACAGGTGCAATGTACGCAGGACTAAGCATGTGGGGCAACCCAAAAGATCTCAGCGTGTTTGAAGCAACAGACAACGGCATGGTGGGTCGCTTCCTAGGACTGCACAACATACCGCTAGGCATTGACGAGATCTCTAACAAGGATGCAAAGATACTGTCTCAGCTAGTGCATAAGATCTCTCACGGTAAAGCCAAAATCAGGATGCAAGGTTCAGTCAATGCAGAACGTGAGCATGAGATGTCTGCCTCTATGACCTGCATCATGACTACTAACCAGTCAGCGTATAACAAGTTTGAGTTGATCAAGTCTAGCCCTGATGGTGAAGCCGCACGTCTGATTGAGTTCTTAATCCAGAAGCCAGAACTGCTCAAGGCAGAAGGTGGCGCGGCATTAGGTAAGCACATCTTCGATGCGTTCCGCGTTAACTACGGGCACACTGGGCCGATGGTCATCCAAGAAGGTTTGCGTTTAGGCGACAGTTATATAGAAGACAACCTTGGATTATGGGATGAGAGATTCACTAAAGACTTTGGAGATGATGGCACGTATCGTTTCTATCAGAACCTTGTGTCTACCGCTTGCATGTCTGGCACGATGGCGCACGAAGCCAACATCATCAAACTAGATATATCCCGCGTCTATCACGAGACTGTGCGTGAGATGATCACCATCCGTGACAAGGTAGTCAAGGTCAACCGCACTGACTATCCATCTGTACTGTCTGACTTCCTGCACAAGAACACCAACAGTCTGCTGGTTATCAAGGACGGCAAGGTCACCAAAGAACCTACTAACCAGATCGTTGCACGTATGGTCAGCGATGAGAATCTTCTGCAAGTGTCTAAGACCGCACTCAAGAAGTATTTGGCAGAGTGTCAGATCAGTAGCCGTGAGTTTGAGTTTGAGATGCGGCAGAACGGTGCGCTGATTGAGGACAAGAAGGGACGACTCACTACAGGTTGGAAGAGAGCTATACACATAGACCCAACTAATCTGTATTGGTTCAAGACCCAGTTGCCAGATGGTTTCTTCAATGATACCGAGTGAACTAAAAGAACCTGAATGGATCTTTCCGTTTCAAGGGATGGAGATAGGCGATAGTTTCTTCATCCCTACCTTGCGCTTCGCAGAGATGATCTATGCAGTTGATAGCGGAAGCAAGCGCGCCAAACTCCGTGTTAAGTCCTACGTTACAGTCAAAGACTCACACATAGGCGTACGGGTATGGCGCGTTGGTTAGGGTTTCAATCCGTATGCTTTGAAGTCTTCCACCATCTCATGCTTGATGATGTTTTGCTCAAAGGTAATAATCTTTAGCATCGCCTCTTTAGAGCTAGGTTGAAGCGTTCTATCTGTACGGATCTCAGTAGCCTTCTGTCGTAGTTTATTAAGTTCACCTTGGCGAGCCTTGTACATTTCCACAAGCGTAACATTGAACGGATTTTTTGCTTCGTACTGAAGCGCGCCAGCAGGATCTTGTTGTTCAAGAGTATAGATAGTCTTATCCATCTTCTTGATCTGTGACTCCATCGCGCTGTACTCTCTTGCATCAACGTTAGATTTAGCGCCAAAGAACGAGCCAAACAAAGGTAAGTCAGTCTTAGGGTTGAATGTCTTCTCTTCTTTACTAACGCCTACTAATGAGTAAGCAACTTCACCCAAACGCGCAATACCGTCAATATAGCTATTAGCAAAGAAATGTATTGTGTTAGGAGGCCAACTAAAATCACCATTAGAGACACGGAACATTTTGTCAGATATGTCTTTATAAACCTGCGGCACGCGATCACTTCCTGTATAAGCATCACCTAGACGTCTGTTTGAAGTGCTGTTAATAGCGCGACCCACACCGTCAATGTTGAATAAGTACTCGAAGTAAGGACGTACAAGCGAAGGTGTCATAGTGTCTGCAATAGCATAACCCGGCATTTCTGACCAAGGCATCTTAGAGACAGGCAATGGGAAGAACGCATCAGCCAACGACCCAGCAGCAATATTTGCTAAGCCCTTCTTCAACGAAGTCTCACCATGAACCATGCCAGCTATCTGCGCGCCCATAGATGCGATAGCGCCTAGACCAAAGCCCCAAGGCGACTGCAACACAGTATCTTCACGTAGACCCATGTATTTAAGGATGCTAGGAGGTAGATGGAAACGCGCATAACGAATCCATTGATCCATGTTGTCAGTCTTAGTAGCGTTACGCCTCCACTCATCTTCGGGAGCCATCATCATTGACATGATGTACATAGCGTAACCAAAAGCAGCCAACGAACCAAACATAATTTGTGCATTAGTTTGCAGATTCTTGTATTCTTTTCTCCAGTTATTTAGAGCTGTCTGGTCATCGCGGATAGCTGGGGGCAGTAGTTTCTCTTCCCACTCCATCCTACGGAACATTGGGGAGAGTGATTCCATAGTACGTAATGAACTAACTGCTGACGCTTTAAAGAACATGAAAAATGTAGACATCCATGTTGCTGAATCAGCCGAGCCCACTAACTCAAAATTAGTTAAGTTCTTTGTATCAGCAGCGGCACGTACAGCGGCAGCATATTCCGCTGGAGACATTTCTTCCCCGGGTTCTCTTTTATTAGATGTCCCGGCTTCTATCTCTCGCTTAAGGTACTCACGCTCGAATAGTTGGAAAGCAGCAGCGCGGCTTGTAAATTCAAACATACTACCCCAGACGTCAGCGACTTTACCTACTGCCTCAAGGCTCTTAGTCACACCATTTTTAGTCACTCCTTTTTCCAACTCATTTAAGCTGGATTTAAGAGACATGCTCTGGATATAGGCTGTCTTACCACCAAACTTCAGCATCTTGAGTAGGGCGGCAACAAACTCATCTTTTTCTGCCATTTCACGTAGTCTGAGGTTGCTCGCATCATCGCCATTCTCATAGAGCATAGCGACTTCCATGGACTTACCAAGACCGTTCTTAGTAACAGTGGTACTTACGGTATCTATTAAATACTTGAGCGAGCTCAATGGACCAACTGTTCCAGCGCCTATGTTCCAAGCGTTCTGCAACGTATCGCTAACAAAGTTCTTAGCTGCAAAGTTCATGTTCCATCTAGTGTGCATAGACCCAACTTTGCTAGTAAGTTGAGCAGCTAAGTCCATCAAGAACCCGTTGTCTTTGTACTGGTAGCGTAACGCTTTGAGGATGTCAGGCTCATTAACCTTGATGATGCTAAGACTACCGTCAGGGCTATGCACAAATATGTGTGACTTGCCTTTGTATTTTGATAGGTCGGTTGTTTCTTTGTCTGCAAACTCTACGCGCTCAACTACATCGGCATCAATAATGCCTGTACCGTTTGGATTCTTTTTCTTGTCTGGGTTAGATGCATTCAGTACAGCCTGCATAAACTCAGCACGGCCCGCACGACCAGCGGCACGGGCAGCATCACTCATTGTCTGTAGGATTGGGTTATCAGACACGGTGAAACGACCATGCGCTGCCTTCTCTTCATCTATAAGGATACGACTTGTCTTAGTGCGTCCACCATCTGGCTCAATCATCTCATCCACGATGGAGTGCTTTGCCAAACCTTTGAACGGCATGTAGTTCTGGTAGTCGTAGATACCCACAATGTTAGTCACAGGGTACGACCAGTAGTTACCAATCTTATTAAGATCAGAAGTACTCTTTGTAAGCTTACGGATAGAAGCCATTACTTTATTGATAGCTTCTTTTTCAGCCGGATCCATATCCTTAAACTGCTGTAAACGCAGTTCAACTTCTTCTTTGTTAATACCCAATACGTTATAGGTAGAGCTATCTTCGTTGATGTCCATCACACCAAGTTGATTCTTCTTCTGACGCTTAGTCAGCGCACGTTCACGGATCTTTTCGTTTTTAATACGTGGGCTATCACCTAATGGGTCAACATGCCCTTTTGCCAACGCTTCTAACTCAGCGCGTACTTGTTTCTGTTGAGCTTCAGTCAATTCAATCTTATGAACAATACCGGGTTTACCAGTGCGTGGATCACCCATCAAGTCAATACGACGCTGAGCAGCGCTTATCATCTTGCCGTTGTGCATTAGATTTTTAGTTAGGCTAAGTGGTACGCTAAGTAACCATTTCATGTGGCGCTTCTCAGGCTCACCAAATGCTTCAGCCAGCATATGCAGTGTAGGCAGAATATCTTTCTCTATGTCCTGCTTAGTTATCTTAGCTAGCTCTGCGATGCTATCTTGCAGTTCCTTCATCGGTTCGTATATGTATTGAACTAAATACTGACGCGCCTTACCAGACGCGTTATCCATGTGCTCAACAATATTGTTAAAATATTTAGTCGGATCACGCTCTAGCTTTTTAGCCCTACTGAATTGTTGCTCACGTAACCGCAAAGGTAACGTACGGTCAATGTTTTCTGTAAATGTTTTTCTCCAGCCTTTGTTAGTGAAGACTCGGTTTAAAAACGCTTTAGTTCTAGAGGCTGACTTTTCAAGTACAGATAACGCGTAACTATCACGTATCTCTTTCTTATAGATGCCGCCACCTTCACGCGGCGCTGCTGGTGGTTTATTTTGATCTTTAGCGGCAAGTTCTGAACCGATGCTCCCCTTACCTGCCAACTGCGCTATGCCACCTTCTGGTGCAGCAAGGATTAACTGGAACATCTCGGCAGCTTCTAAAAGAAGATTACCCTTGAAGCCGGGCTCACGCAAAAAAGCTTTCTTCAAATTGGTAATGCCGTTGACATGCGAGTATTGAATCGTTGACTTGAACTTGGGTTCGCCCTCTGGCTTTTCATTGATTCTGTCAAACAACTTACCGGGAGACAACGCTTCCATCTCCGAGGCAGTCATCTCTTTTCCGGGCCCCTTTGCTGCCTTTTCTAACTCTTCACCTTCTTTAATTTCTTTTTCTGTGCGTACTTTTGGAAAGCCTGTTTGCTCTGTATAGAGATAAACCTTTTCAGACTTAGACTTTGGCGTAAACAACTTGTACATGTATGCCAACGCGCCAGTAAACGAGTTGAACAAGTTGTCCATAAATGAGTCGTACTGCTTTTCTCCGCCAGCCCTCTCACGCTCTAAACGGAGTGCTTCAGATTGTTCTTCATCCCTAGAGGTGACAGTAGCAAGGCTCTCAACCTGCTGGTTAGCCAGATCAGCTTGAAAATCAGGGTCGGTCATTGCATAAGCAATAAACTCATAAATATTGTCAAACGCTTCTTTGTATTTTTCAATACCGCCAAGACGTTTTTGTGCAGCAGCTGCGACGCGAATTAATTGCTCAACAGCTTTGCGCATGTGCGCTGGCAGTTTAGAAGGATCAGTGAAGAATTGATGGATGATCTTGACAGTAGCAGCATGCACTAATTCATGCAAAATAGTGCCTTCGGTCAAACCGTTAGGACCAACGTAAACAGTATTTGTGTTGGCGTTGTATCGCGCAAGATCACCATAGACCATGCCGGGGTCATACACCACGTTTACTTGTAGGTTTTCAATAGCGCCAAGACGCCCAGCTACCAGACGGAACACACCCATAGCAATGGAGTCACGGATATTGACTCTTTGCCTTCTATATCCAGCTTGTTTACGACCTAGTTTATTTATAAAGATGTCGGTCATAACCGACTGTTTGACAGTCTTTAGTTTGCGACCATTACCATTCTCATAGATGTAGTCCAATACACCTTTGATATCGCCCTTAAAAAGCATTTCAACTACATTTGCTGGGAGCGCCTCAGTAGTTTGTCCCTTAGTCTTACTCGTCTCCATAGCCTGTTGAACTTGAGACGATACCCAAGACTGCTCATTTCGAGTACGATTACCGCTAGCTTCCTCTGACAGTTCTTTTTGTATTTGTTTCTTTACTAGACGAAACGCCATGTCTTGTGAAAGAACACTATCAGCCTTATAAATCGACGTAAAAAGTTTTTTGCTTTCGTCTGACAGAATATTCCAAGCAGGGAAAGAATAAGATAGACCTGTCTTACGCCCAAATGAATCGCGTTCACGGTTGTATGACTCTCTTGCGCGGGTTTCTCCGGGCAAAGTAGTCTTCGCCATCATTGGAGTACCATCTGGATTGAATAGAAGTTCACCAGTCTTCTTATCTTTTATTTGATAAGGCTCGGCTTCTTCTTTTACACCGCTGCGGTAGTCGGAGAGTCTTTGTGCTGCTTGCGCATGTTCTGTATTCGAGCCAGCGCCGGGGCGTGAAATACCTTCTTGGAAGTACACACGGCGGTCATCGGCAGAGAGTTCCTTATATGCAGGAAGTTCATCTGACTGTAGTTCACCTGTCTCTGGGTCTCTTTCAATAGACTCGTTGAACTTTTGGCGTTGTCTCTCATATTCTTCAATCTGAAGATCAGGCGGGATGTATGAGGTGTCTTCGCGCAAAGTCTGCTTGGCAATGTCTTGATCTGACACGGCAGACAAAGGCTTGTCTGTACGCATGTTTTCAAACTCAATCGCGTCTTTAATGCGTGCACCAAACTCTTTAGCAGTCTCATCAAGACTGCGGCTCAAACCATACCGCTTAGCAAGCGCATCAAGTTTTTGGTCTACTTCAATTTGTGCGTCACTGCGGCGTATACGGGCGGGTAAACCATCATTACCTAACAAATCGTTTAGGTAATCCATATCCTGTTGCGCAGCATTTTTAGGTTGCGCAACTTCTGTAGTACCAGTCTCAGCTTCTAGCTTCTGTATTTGGTTATCTATCTCAAGAGTCTGCGCGTTGAGTGCGGCAAGCGCCACGCCTTTTTTAGACTTAGGGCTAGGCTTTCTATCACTGCCACCAAACAGTTTGAGACGTTGTTCTGTTAACTGTGCCTTCTTAGCTTTTAAATCATCTAGTGCAGTGGACTGTGCAGCTTTTCCAACAGTAGTTGGTCCAGTAGTTGTTCCATCAGATACCACTCCACCGGCGATAGGTCCGGCAGCTCCTCCGTCTCCAGTCTGGGTGACGTCTTTTGATGGAACAGCCAACTCAGCACCACTTCGATCTGCTGGTTTGATAGGTTCTGCAGGTTTAACTGTTGTAGCTGTCGCATCTGGTGTTCCTTGTTCTCCAAGCTGGTCTCTGATAAGTTTGATCGCACCAACACTAGAAATTGCAAACGGTAGTTTTACACCTAGCGCTTTAGCAACTGGGCGAATATCGTTCTTTAAATTTAATTTCTCTCCAGCGTCAGCTTTAGCAATGATCTCATTTGCTTTTACAGTTGCTTCATCAAGAGATATTTTGGTCTGCGCTGCAACAGCAGCAGCTTCTGTATCGGCCTTTGTTTTTGCCGTCTGCGTATCAGGATCAATATCCGTTAGCGCTTTACCTGCTTTATCTGTAGCAGGCACCAAAGTGTTTATGTCGTCAGCCGTAGCGCTGATTGCGGCTTTAGTTCTGTTTAGGTTGCCGGTAGTTAATACATTCTTAAGAGAAGGATCTTCGCCTTCTGTCTTAACTTTTTCTTCAGCTAGTTCACGCTTAGCTCTAGCTGCTTCAATAGCGCCCGCTGGCGCACCCATGCCTAAACCAGCAAGACCTTCCAACGTACCTTGACCCACTACACCGCGCATAGTGGGGACATCAAAGCCCTCACGTTGCAATGCAATGTTCTGTGCTAACTGTTCTTGACCGCCTTGACCAAACTCAGTTAAGAATTCTTTACCACCAGCAACCGAAGCGTTCTTCAACATACCGCGTTTAGCAGCTAGTTCAGTTGCTTCCCGTTGCGAGGCTTTAATAGCGGCATCAGTAGCAGTTTGTTTTGCTGCAGCGCCAGCCACAGCTTTAGATTCTTCTGCAACTGCTTTACCTATGATTTTTTTACCCAACTCACGGGCAATAATTGGCTCAGCACCAGAGTAAGAACCGAGAGCTCCAAGTATCATGCCCCCCAGAATCATGTCGGTGTTCTTGCCACCATACTCTTGTGCTTTTACCGCAATCTCTTCAATCTGTTTTGGAGAAAGTTTTAAATCTTTTTGTTCTGCTAGAGTTTGTTTGGTAGCGTCATAAATAGAACTCTTAACAGTACCAGCACCCATCACAGTACCAACACCTAGGGAGGCAGCGGTAGCTAAAGCAACAGGAGCGCCTGCTACAAATGTGGCAATACCAGTCAAAATTCCCGGAGCAGCAGTACCAAGCCCTTGAGCAATTAGATCGACCGGAGCTTCTTTAAAAGCGTTAAGCGCAGCAACGATGTTTGCAACCACGCCTTGATCTTCAGCGGCTTTCATAATCTCAGCCATGCGCTTACTGTCTTTTTTGGACTGCGCGCTATATAACTCAGCAATCCAGTCTTCTGCACCACGTAAGTTTTTAGATACAGCCGAGTCAGCGCCCATGGCATCTGCCACCATACGGACACCACTTACAACACCGCTACCAACTTTTAATGGAACGTCAGCAACTTGACGGAGAAAGTTTTGGTCTTCTGGACGCGCTTCTTTTTTAGCCGGTGGTGGCTCAACAGGCTTTTCAGTAGCCGTAGTAGGCGCAGGCGCAGCCTCTCCTCTTGCAGTTTTTCTACTAGCAAGCCAAGCATCCGGATCAAATCCGGTAGAAGCAGTTGGCTCAGCTGGTTTTTCAGTAGTTGCTTTTTCAGTAGTTGCTTTTTCAAGATCAATCGGTTTTTCTTTGGCAGCTCTTCTTTCAGCAAGCCATGCATCAGGATCAAAAGCTCCCATATTAACGACCTCTCAAATCGCGTTTTATTTCTTCCGCCTTTACTCTAGACCATCCTGTAGATGTCGGGTTATTTGCCCAATCCCATGCGGCTTTGTCATCGCCAGTCAATGTTTTAGGGTTGAAAGCGTCTGGGTTCTTTTTATCTTTAAGCTCCATTGCTCGATCTCGGTAATCTTGCACCACTGTTTCTGCAACAACAATCCTATCGTTGTATTCTCTATCCAGTTTTATTATGGCGGCTTTTGCTTTTGCTAGCTGTGTTTTCATTTCTGGAGTTAGTTTTTCCTCGTCGGCTCTTTCGTATCTTTCGACTACAGCAGCATTCTTTGCATACTCGCCATCTTTTAGACCTTTCTCTCGTGCAATAGCGCCTTTAATATCAGCCGCCTTTGCTTCTGCTTCTCTTGCTTGCTGGAAAGCTTTGGTCACATTACCTTGATCTCTAAACACGTTTGTGTTTGCAATTTGCGCAGCGGTAGCTCTATCTCTAGAGTCTACTTCCATCTTAGTGCGCTCAAGAGCATTTCTACCTGTTGTCTCATCGGATCTAGCACGCGACATAAAGTTAGTGATATCTGACCATGACTTAGACATTCTTTCAGCAATATCTTTCTTCTCTGCAGAAGCCTCTTTCATATAGCCCATCTTCTCAAGACGAGTAGCTTGATCCAGATCGTATATACCTTTGTCAAGATCACGTTTGATTTTCTTATAAGACTGTTCATCAGTAATGATGTCAGGCAATTTTTCATTCAATGCGTTCATACCAGCAACAAGCACTGGGCCGGGAGTTGAACCCCACTTAGCAAAGAATTGAGCAGCGCGCATCCAACGTTGGCGTTTAGCCTCGTCATCTGCATTAGCGCGTTCGTCCATAACCTTAGCGCGCATCTCTTGAGCTGCTACGTTAGGACCCATAGCCGCTTCTTTTGCAGCCGCTATCTCTTCCACCGTACGCGCATCTTGCTGCTTTAGTTTGGAATGCTCCCTCTTAAGCTGAGCTAGATATTGATCATTCTCTCCAGAAAAATCTTCTACTGGAATTGCTCTTTCAGCAGTCATCGGCGCTGCTTTGGTAAGTGAAGTAGAGGCGTTACCAAGTATGCCGCCCGCAGGGTTTTCATCAAAGCTAGGAGCTACTTTTGCACCCCTATTTGGCGCTATTTCATAACTTTCGTCCGTAGGAGCAAGAGTTGCGGTATCTACAAGGCTGTAGTTATTTCTTTTATCGGGCTTAGCAAACGCAATGATGCCACCACCCGCCAACTGTGGTGCTTGATAGTCAACACCCATTGGCCCAGTAGGACCAGCGCCCTGCGCCATTTTCTTTTCGCGTAAGAGTTGTTTTGCCATCTCACGCACAGTTTTGCTAGAAGACTCGTTAGCTTGTCTCTCTAAGTCTTCTACTTCCATACTTGCAAGTTGGCCTTTGATTTCGCCACCAACGTCGTAGCTAGGCACAGACGTAATACCGCCTTGAGCCATAGACTTGATCACGCCACCTTCAGCCTTAGTAGCGTTATAGATAGAAGCAGCCGCGCCTGCAGTACCAATACCTTGAGTGATAGCGTTAGGAGCCGCAACGTACTGGTTAGTTGTAGTGGCTTGCATTGGCAGACCACGTAACATGTTGGACATGACACCCAACTGCATGAGCGGGTACTGCTGCGCATTGGCATAGTCTTGGATAGACTGGTTGATCTTCTGCTGCTCCATTGACTGCTGTTGTGCGCCAACCGTGTTTTGCAGATTAGCAATACCTTGCTCCGTTTGGAGTTGTTGTGCGCCAAGTCCTGCGTACTGCCCAGCGCCTTGCATAGTTTGATTGATAGCGGCTTGTTGCGCACCAATACCTTGCCCGTACATACCAGCGCCAGCTTGCAAACCTTGCAGGTTTAATCCCGCACCATACTGCTGAGCTTGTTGTGCATTTTGGAAAGCATTTTGCAAACCTTGGGCTTGGATACCACCAAGCTGAGTACCTAGGTTGCGTTGACGCTCTGCTTCTACCAATGCTTGACGGCTACCACCAAATGCGCCTGCTTGTACCGCTTGCGCATTGTTACCTTGTTTCTGCATTTCAGACTGGCGAATAGCTTCGTTTTGTTGCCCCTGCAGTACGTTTTGCATGTATGGGGACATATACGCCGATATAGCGTTAGGGTCAGTTGCTTGCTGCGCATACTGATTACCAGCATTAGCCGCTGCGTTACCCATGCCATACAGACTACCAGCTTGCTGTCCAACTTGCGCCGCGCCCATAATGCCTCGGCCCGTGACATCCATAGCTTGCCCAAATGATCCGGGGGTTTGCATACCGCCGACAGTCTTTTGTGCTTGTTGTTGAAGAGGGCTAAAACCCGCAATATAGTCAGATGCGTTTGTACTGTACGGCTGATATGGTTTGAAACCAGTTATGTTATAGCCGCCGTCCTCAGTATCGTTCCCCGTAAACAATTGCTTCTGGGTCGCGCCCAGCATCGTCTCGACGTATGGCTTTGCATACTCGGGGATGTTTGAGGTGTACGTTGTTCCGGTACTTGTTTGATTACCGCCGCCTTTACCCATAATGAGCTCCTTCAAGGGGCAACTCGAACGTTACCCAATTACTTTTATAACCATCGGATTGAAATACTTTAGCCCACCCACGGCGAGCAGTTGCCTCAATCCCATCACAGTTTGTGTCCCGTGCAAACCTCTGAAGAAGTTCTAGCATCGGGGCTTTCCATAGTCTTAATTCAACACCACCGCAAAACGACATGCATAGCACTTTGCGTTTAGGGTAGATAACAAAGTTTGTTACCACTGCGCCTTTGAATTCTCCGCCTTCATATGCGACCCAAAGCTGATAGTCGTAGTCTGTGATCGAGTCATAGATATCATCGACTGTATAACGTCCATAAGTATAGTCTGCCGCCTTCTCCAGAAAAGGAGCGATCTTTGCCCAGCACGTATCCACGTACTGAGTCGGGACCATAGAGACTTCGATCATGCAGGCATGAACTTGTTAGGGTTGATCTGCTTACCTTGCTTTGGATTGCCAGTACGCGCCTTGCGTACTTTGTTCATCATCTCATGCAAACGCTTAGCGCCAGCCTCGGTAGAACCATTACCTAGATGCGATACCACATCGGCAGGGATCACAAACTCACCATCGGCTAGTCGGGCAGGTTGCTTGTTAGCAATCGTTGCTGGAATGTTGTCAGACATGCCATCCCCCGGCCCTTTAAGTAACCTAGGGTTTCCACCAGCAGCGTAGCCACCTAGCGAAGAATGCATGATGCCACCCTGCGCTGCATTTTCTGGATCTAGTGAAGAACCACTAGCTGCAGCTGCTTGGACTCCGGGCGGTCTAAGATTTAATTGACCCATAGGTGTAGGACGCTTAGCCACAGGCGGCTCCACATTTGAACGCTTGTTAATCTTGGCTTGGCGGATCTGTGCCGCAGTCAATGCGTCTTGGTATCGGGTATCAGGATCCATGTCGTAATAGATATCCGATGCATAACTAGCTCCGGGATCTGACTTTCCGCTATGTCCTCTACCGCCACGGGATTCAGTCAGGCTTTTATAGAAATCTAATGAGTCAGCTAAATCACCTCTACGGAAATGAGCAATACCGCCTTGGGCAAATCTTTCCTGCCCAGTCTGAGGGTTTACCCCAGTATCTCCTGCATCGCCCTGCACTACGTTTTGAGGAATGGGACTTGCCGTAGGGGAAGCGTATCCTGCTGAGTGAGGTAAACCTGCTTGGGGATAACCCGTATTACCACCAATAGCGTTCATAGACATCTGCTCTACCGGACCGCCAGCCTGCATGATGCCGCCAGCCGCAGCGTAGGTAGGTCTATATACATTAGGTTGCGCATTGCTGGCTTGGAAGTTAGGCGACATCTTATATCTAGTAAGTACGCCGTTGTACTTCTCTTCTTCCTTACCACCACGGGGGTCAAGCAGACCAAGGTTATATGCGCCAAGATAGCCTAGACCACCAGCAATCCATGGACTTTCTTTAGCAAACGCGGCTGCTTTATCAAACATACTAGGCGGCGCCACTTCCGCACCGGCGGCTTTAATACCTGTACCACTAGCCCCAGCCATGGAGTTAGTCGCAGGAGCGCCAGCTTGCGGTGCAAGGTTGTAATTAGCGCCTACTGAATAGGGGTCTAACGGAGGAGCGCCTACTGGAGCGGTAGGCAACGTAGTACGTACAGCGCCCTCACCAATCTGTTTCCTAAAAGTATTTTGCGCAGCATTATCAGTATTAGCGTCACCAGTAGATGGGATACTAGGAATACCTCTTGCTGTAAGTGTAGGGTCACCAGCGGGAGGGGGAGTTGTGACTGGAGTAGTAGTTGCAGCTTGCTGTACTGCTTCAAAGTTTGTTGGACTAGGAGGGGGAAGAGAACCAAGCGACTCTGCAACCATAGGCGTGCCAGAACCAACTACTGGAGTAGCGGTAGCGCCCATAATTCCGGGAACGACGGTTTCATACGCGGGTAATGATCCTGCCGCACCAATAGTCTGAGGAGTAATAGCAGTGACGCCTTCACCTAATGCTGGAAGAACATCCCATGAACCCATTGATGCACCAACACCTTCAGCGCCCAACGAAGTGCCACCAGTCAATGCGGCAGCTGCCGCTATCATGGCTAACTTACCTTCATCGCTCTCAGCAAAGTCACTTACGCTGTCACCAAGGTTGGAAAAGGCGTCTAAAAATGGGTCAAAAAAGCTCATATAAACCTCGTTTATAAGGATAAGTTAATCGTATCACGCCTTAATCCTTAATGGGTAACTTGTAGCTACTCCACCAGAGGTGTCATAGTAAACATCACCTGATCTAAGGTTAGCGAAATCGGCTTGGGTTGGTAGGCTAATTACAAACTGCCCACTAGAGTTTGGCTGAGCAAATGTCAAACCAGTAACAACGCTAGTAGTCCCTACAGCTTGCGATGATGCGAGTATCGGTGCCGCGTTGTCTAACTGGGTAAAGTACAAACGCAAAATGTTTGTAAGTTGATCCATAAACCGCGCGTCGTATTCAATCGGGGCGGCTGGTAAACGCGGGGCAATTACATTTTTCTGTGCCATGCTTATCTCCTACCGTCAGGACGAACATCAAGGCGGGGACTACCCAACTGCCACGCCACGCCTAATCCATCTGAACTAATCTTGAACGCCATTTGACGCCCGCGCACTCGCACATACGCATACTCAGTAAAAGTCTGCACGTTATATGTTTGCTGTCCTGAGTAGTTCTGTGTACTAGCCACGCTTGGAGTGTCCGTGCTTCCGTAGTTAGCACCGGGGTTCTGGCGAGGGCGAACAGTAAACACTACAGATGGGGCATCCACATTAGACCCATCAAAGGTTACGTCAGGAATAATGCGCCACACAAAACCAAAATTATGCCCATCTCCAATATCGAAATCGGAAGACTGGCAATACGCTGTAATAGGCGAAGCAGGGGTAGTGGATCCATCGTCGTTTCCGTTCTCATGATAAAGAAGTTGTCCGTTGTATCCAGCGCCCATAGGTGTTGCGCGTAGCGGGCTATCACACCATGCAGTGCGAGCAATAGTGCCGTAATACCAAGTACGCTCTAAGTGGTTGAAGATGACATACTTGTCTACAGTGGTTGATCCAGCCGAACAATAAAACCACCAGATCTCGTTGTAGCCTTCATTAGTCCCAGTGCATATCTGAAACGCTTGCTGAAGGTTAATGTCGTCAAAAATGTATTGGCGCAAAGTACAAGGAAGGGTCTCCACACGACCGGTATACATGTAGAACTTATCTGTGCCCATCCAGTAGGTAACGTTGTTTACAGTGATTACAGCGTTAGGACTAATGATTGAAATGTTGTCTCCCATGATCTGGAAGCCCCACACATAAGGTGGGCCAAGATATTGCATGGAGTAGATCGCTGCATCAGTTAATACTAAGACCTCTTGACGAGTCTGAACAACTGCCAAAATAGTTGAACCATGGCTTAATTGGTAGCTACCTGCTTGGTTAGTAACTGCTGGATACCATGTAGCGTAAGTTTCTTGATCAGACCAGCGGATCAGTAAAGGGTTCTGTACAGTAGACCCATAGTCATTACAACCGAACGCAATAACAAAACGAGAAGCATCAGATACAAGCACCGCGCTTGCTACAGTTGGGCAGTATGCATCTAGTGTGATATTTCCAGTAGACGTAACAATTACTTCCCCGGGGCCAAGAAGCACGGCACGGTTATAAGTATTTGGGTTAGCAGCTACGTTCCAGATATACAGAGGGCCGTTACGTGGGTTGAAGATTAAATCTTGCCCAAAAGTTGTTTGTGTCCACGTACGTAATTGCGTACCAATAGTAGCGGCTGCTGGCTGACCCCAACCAATAAACGTAGTGGCTAACTGAACAGTAGCGCCAGTAGTGTGAGCCGCCGCAGTTGTGCTGCTTACTCCGCGAGTACAACCTGTTAATGTATTAGTAGAGACTCCGCTATATGTAATCAGTTCACTATCAATCAATATAGTGCCAGAAGTACCAAAGCCTGTAGCAGAGGTCAACACAATAGACGTCACTGAAGAGTTAATTGTTCCATTAAGAGTTGTTGTAGCCACACTAGTAAGAGTGCCGCCCCAAAGACCAGCACCCCAGCCAGTACCGAAGGTAAAGACTTCATTACCTGTTGTGATTTGAAAAGCAGCTGAAACTGTACCGCCACCGGGAGATCCAGTTACAGACGCCGCATTCGCAGCGACAGAGACTGTAATTGTGAATGTATTTGAACTAACGTAAGTAACTTGATACTCGGCATTAAGGATAGCCGCAGTAATATTTCCGCCTGAACCTAATGTTGTAGCGCCGCTAAACGTAACAAAGTCCCCAGTGATAGCGCCATGCCCCGGCGCATAGACAGATATAGTTGTAGACGAAAGCGTGGCAGTAAATGGGTTGGTTAGGGACTTAGTAGTTCTAATAGGTGTGACGTCGTAAAAGTAACCGCCTGTGGAGTTCTGAATATAAAACTTTAGGTTTGTACCAAGCCCAACTAAGTTGTTACCCGCAAGAGTCAACCAATTCCACATAGAACGGCATACGCCCCAGAATGACCCTGCTGGGGGTTGAAGGGTAGATGGAGTAGTACCGGTATCCTTTACCCAGCCACCAAGCTTTTCAGGATAGCCAGAACGCCATCTAACTTTGTCGGACTCATACCAGCCGCCCTCGTTTGCAAGGGTAGTAGATTCACGGTTAGTCCCCGGTCTAAATTGAAGTGCTTGTAATGGCATGTCTTATCCTAAAAACAGGGCACGCTCGTCCTTGCGACGATTCTCTAACCCTTTGAGTATTTTCCCACCAGCTTTGCAATACTTCAAGAGTTCTTCCGCAGCGCCTTCCATATCCCCACGCAGAACTTTCTGACGGAGGGTTGAGCGCTGTAGTGTTCCCAGACCGACATTGAAACTAAAAGATATGAGAGCATCATATTGACCTTGAGTGAGGGGAACAGGACAGAACTGAACCACACCTCGCTCAAACCTAGCCAAATCTGCTTTAAGAATTCCATCAACTTCTTCCATGCTGAATGTGCGATTGTCGGCATCTTTTAAGCCAAACCCATCACGCTCTTCTATTTTCATCTTGCCCTGCTCTGGGTACAAGACGTGCCCTACCCCCACCGTCCACAGCTTGGCTGGGCAACGGTAAGGCTTCTGACGCACCCCTTCATGGTGCTTAATCATCTTGAGGGCTTTGTCTGACAGGTTCATTTCTTGCCAAAAGCCTGAGTACCAAACCAGAAAGACACTACAGATGCCCAGATGATCTGAGTCTCGTTATCCCACAGCAGGTCTAGAGCCACATCAAATGGCACTTCCTTGTGATATGCAAACCAGAAGCCAAATATTTCCACAAAAGCAAACAGAACAAACAGACCATAAGTTATGGCGGGGCGCACCATAGCACGGGCGTTAATCACCCACTGACTAGAGCCCTGACCAATAGCGATGTCGTGGGCATACAGGGCTTGACGCTCCTGCATGGCAGTTTGTGCGTTGGTTACTTCAGCGTTAATCTGTATCTGCTCTGTCTGGATATGTTCAATACGCTCTTGGGCTTCTAACCCCGCCTTCTTCAAGGTAAGTTCGCGCTCAGTCTGCATCTGCGCCAAGGCTAACTCATGCTTCTTATCAGCACGGTCTTGGAAGAAGTCAAACAGTTTGGGTAACCCGCCCATCAGGAAAGACAGTAGGGTTGAAAATAGCGTCATCATTTTGATTCCTTATCTAAATGGGGTTCCGGTAATCCAAGCAACCAAACTATACCGAGTTCCTTTGGTTACAGGGCGAACTTCATGTAATACATAACTTGGAAAAACAACCATTTTTCCTAGATCTTTTGACATTAAAGAAGCATCTGGGCCGATCTGAAGAGCCAATTCACCTCCTTCATAATCTTCTGGAGAGGACAGCTGAATTGTCAAAGATAACTTACGAACTGCACTATGTATAGATTTATCCACATGCAAACCATAAAAACCTGACGGGGCATCATATCTAGTGAATTGAAATCCTTCGCTAAACCCAAACAAATCAAACTTAAAGAACTGACTGTTTAGGCTCATAACAGCATCTGTAACTTTACGAAAAGCCCAGTCCATATCATCTGCTGCGTATAACCACGCAATCGTGCTGTCGCGTGTGTCTTCAAGCCTAAATTCACCACCAACAATACCTTTACTGGGTACTTTGCTCTCTCCAATAGCAATAATTCGAGCACATTCTTCCGGCGTAAAAAGGTTATCCAGATACGCCCAGTGCTCAACATGATCAGGAGCAAAAGGCCATGCGGAATTAGTAGTTAATATCATTTTGATTCTTTTAGTTCACGTTTGAGTTTACGTAATTCTTTCATCTCTTGCTTAAGTTGTGCCCGCATGTATAGGGTTTCTACGTATGCCATTGAGGTAGCCCCTACAACAATACATATTGCTACTCCTATTAAAACCCACCAGATAAGTTTTGTAGTGCCCACATCATCCATCCAAAAAACATAGATATAAACACAACTGCGACCCCGCTACTTATCAGCCCAATTAACTCAATCTCGTCTTGCTCTTGCTTCCACCTAGCCTGCCTAGCTCTACGAATCATCTCTGCCCTAGCCCACTCTTGTTCACGTTCAATCTTGCCGTGCATCACTAAGAATCTGCTGTACAAGTCTTTTAACTCAGGCGGCGCATAGACCATCGCCTCTCTGGTCTGCTCCATCAACTTCTCTATCTGCAATTCAATAAGCGCTCGCTCAATAGCTTTCTTACTGGTGTTTTGCGTTGGGTTGTAGTTGGTTTTGCTCTCCTCTTCAAGTTCTAGATAGTGGTTGTTTATATCTTGTTGTGTGTCAAACAGGACTCCGAGGTTTGCCCCAATCTCGCTGATGAGTTTGAGTTCAAGTTCTTCGTAGGACTGTTGCTTGGCTGCGGCTTTCTTTTGCGCCACAGGCTTGGGCGCTTCGGCGGTTGGTTTACTAACAAATAGACCAATGAACCAATCAAAAATTCCTTTGATTGCCTTGACATCTCCAATGACCTGCTCTGCCGTCTTCTTTGCGCCCTCAAGTTCCATGCGGCCTTCATGCAGGAGAGCGCACCCCTGCTTGATAAAGCCAACGGCAGTTTGGGCTGCCATGAGGAGAGTGAAGGGGTCCACATCTGATTAACGTAATTCAGTCCAACGAATTGGAACGCCGCCGCTACCAAGATTTACTTGATAGGTGTTACCTGCTGGGACAATAAAGGCTGTATTAGTATTTGTACTACCTGTTGTAAAAACAGATTGTTGAACTAGAACACCATTAACATATGCGTTCATCGTTGTATTACCCCCACCATATACAGATACAAAAATTGGACTGGAAGTTGAGTTTGTATACTGGGTACTATAACTACGACTACCTGTTACATCTTGATAGCTTTGGTTATTACCTAAGAAAGTGCCAGCGGCTGTTGGCCCTGCGGCTGCTGTTGCAGTTGCAGCGTTACCCGTAGTGTTTTGGTTCAGTGTCGGGAACGTACAGTTTGCAAGATTACCAGATGTAGGCGTACCTAATATGGGTGTAACTAATGTTGGGCTTGTAGATAAGACATTGCTACCCGAACCCGTAGAAGTGGTCACACCCGTACCACCAGAAGCAACAGCCAAAGTTGCAGATAATCCCGCCGCTGTAGTTGCCGTAGCTGCATTACCACCAATAGATAAGCCAGCCGCAGTTCCAGTTATGTTTGTTCCAACTAAAGCGGTTGGAGTCCCAAGAGCAGGGGTTACCAAAGTGGGGCTTGTGGCTAATACTACCCCGCCAGTACCAGTAGAAGCAGTAGTAGAGCCCGTACCGCCAGACGCGACGGGTAGTGCGGTGCCAAGGGTAAGAGAGGATACATAGTTAGTCGCATCAATGATGTCTGTGCCGTTTGAGACTAGGATGGTCTTTCGCCCAGCGGGGACGGACACGCCAGTCAGTCCTGTGACCTTGACCGTGATGGCTGTAGACGTTGCGTTGTAGATGAAATAGAGCTTTTTGTTAACAGGCACTATCAAACTACCGCCGCCTGTACCGGTCAACTGGAGATACATATTGCGGGCTACGCCTGTCGCACCGTCTGGGATTGTGATGACATCTGTGCCGCCAGTACACGCTTGCAACTCATAGCCAGAGATAGCCTGCTCAAGCAACGTGCCAAGGTTGGTGTTAGTCGTATCTCCCCAAGTACCCGCCTGCGTACCGGTAGTGATTAGCTCAAGCTTTAAGTTAGTTGAATATGTTGACATTTAATACCTCTATTGAATGTTGTTTATGGTTGTCCAGCCAGCAGTCTCAGAGTTGTTTATAACCGCCCACCCCGCTGTCTCAGGGTTGTTGATCAGCGCCCAATTTGCTGTCTGGTCGTCAATAATTTTTATCCAGCCTGATACCACTGTATTGTCCGCCATATTGATGTTCTCAGCAATGGACGCACGGAATTGGGCGGTGATGGTTGAGGCGTCTGCGGGGTTGATGTTTTCTATGATTGACTGAAAGAAACCAGCAAAAATAGTTTGAGCGTTAGCTACACCGAAGTTTTCTGTTATATCAAAGAAGAACACCGAGATGATGGTGATTAGTTCAGCAACAGTTATGTTTTCCGTACGACTGACTGCAAACTGGGCAGTGATGACTCTAACATCATCTAGCGTTATGGCTTCTGATAGAGCTACGGCAAACTGAGCTGTCATAGTTTGCGTATTGGCTACTGTAATTGGTTCAGAAATAGATGTAACAAACTGGGCAGTGATGGCTCTAACATCATCTAGCGTTATGGCTTCTGATAAGGCTACGGCAAACTGCGCCGCAATAGTTTGAGCATTATCTAAAGTAATTAATTCGGATATAGATGCAACAAACTGGGCTGCAACCGCTTCAACCTCTGCCATAGTAATGGCTTCTGAAACAGCCGCAGCAAACTGCGCCGTGATTGTCTGGGCATTAGCTACGGTTATTGGCTCTGATATGGTTTGTAAGAACGTAGATGCTTGTGTACTAAAGTCAGCTAAATCAAATGGTTCTGCGCGAGATTGCAACATAGCGGTATATACCACTTGGCTATCTTCAATAGTTATTGGCTCGGTTCTAGATACGGCAAACTGAGCAGATATTGCGAGTAAGTCGGCGGGGTTTAAGTTTTCAGTTATAGACTGTAAGAAAGTAGACGCTTGTGTACTGGAGTCAGCAAACGCAATTGTTTCTGTGGCGCTACCAAAATAGTTAATTCCTGCATTATTAATGATTTCCGTTATTCCGATTGGCTCAGTTATGGACTGTAAAAACGCAGATGTTTGGGAGCTAGAGTCAGCTAAAGAAATGTTTTCAGTGACAGTAAAGTTATAGACATTTCCTCCGCCTAGCGCAGCAAATGAAGTTTGTGCAAAGGAGGAAAGTCCAAACATTTAATTAAGCCCTAGATTCAGTTCGTTTCCAAAACGCCCCGTTTTCTTCCCACTGATAAGTTTCTCCGTCACTTGGGAACGGAATAGGTGGCTCCCAGTCGTTTGTAACTACGTTATAAACCCAACTGTTGTATGGTTGTGGGCGAACAAAGACATCTAAATCTTCTCTATATATTCCGCCAAGATAAGCATAGAGTCGTCTAAATTCGGCAGTGGAACTAGTCTGCTTCCACTTTGTATTCGCGCCAAACAAAGATTGCAAAAATGCAATGCCCAACGGCTCTGTGTCTGGATATGTTGCGTCACCTAAGACTTGATCATCGACAACAACAACTTGCATAACTATGTTGCTGAAATCTAGTTGAGCAAAATGTGCCATATTTTTTTCCTTCCTCCTCCATTTGTTAATTGGGCAACAAGAACTTGAAATTCGCGCCTTGGCGAACATGAAGCACCCGCACACCTTGCATCGACTTGTAATACTTTCATACTGATCGCATTTTTTACAGATTGATATTCTTGTCTCGTATAGGCTTACCATGTAATAGACCCAGCGCCTCTCCACGTATAAGTTTTTGTTCCCCCAGAATTTGAGTAACTTGGGCTACCTGTTGTAGATGTTGCATCTGGGTATGAAGATGAGTACTGGACAACAACGGCTCCAGTAGCGCCAGCGCCACCAACACCACCAGAACAGCCACTACCTGTACCACCCCCGCAACATTTACCGCCTTGACCGCCACCACCACCAGCGCCATAACCAGAGCCAGTACCCCCGGCAACAGAACAGCCACCCGCACCAGCAGAACCACCGCCACCGTTATAAGGAGAACCTCCACCAGCGCCTCCGGGTTGAGGAGTAGTTGACTGACAAGCGCCGCCGGGACTACCACTTCCCGCACTGCCGGGATTACCACTTGGTGAGCCACCACCACCGCCAGAACCACCCGGATTTGGGTTAGTAGCGCCTCCACCAGCGCCTCCACCGTTGGCAGTCTGTCCAAATGCGGTTGATGCAGAACCACCACTTCCAGTACCACCGTTAGCATCGCAGCCAGTACCGGGGCTTCCGTTACCGCCACCTCCACCGCCAACGCTAAATGAATAACTTGTTCCGTTTACAGTAATAGATTGAGTGCTTGCAACATAACCGCCGCTACCACCACCGCCTCCACCACAGCCAGACCATCCTCCGGTTGCACCGCTTCCGCCACCACCACCGCCGCCTAAAAGGTAGTAGTTAACAGTAAATGTGTTGTACGGAGTTGTAATACTATTAGAAGCAGAAGATGCAGAACTAGTACCTACAGCATTAGTTGCAGTGACAGTAAACGTATATGAAGTTGCCTGAGACAAACCTGTAACAGTAATAGTTCCAGAACCTGCCTGAGACAAAGTCCCAGTTAAACCACCCGGACTTGACGTTGCTGTGTAAGAAGTAATTGCTGTACCACCATTACTAGCCGGTGCTGTAAATGAAACTGTTGCTGTGTTATACGCAGTAGCTGTAGCAGTTCCAATAGTAGGAGCGCCGGGGACTGAATAAGTAGTAACAGCTGAACTTGCAGCACTAGCCGCGCCAGTACCTACCGCGTTAGTTGCAGTTACTGTGTATGTATACGCCGTGTTGTTAGCGCCGCCTGTCGCAGATATAGGGGAAGAAGCGCCTGTAAAAGTTGAACCCCCGGGACTTCTAGTAACCGTGTAACTTGTAATCGCTGTACCACCAGTAAATGCTGGTGCAGTAAAGGCTACAGATTGAGTACCTACTCCAGTATTGGTAGCGCTAACACTTGTAGGAGCGCCGGGGACTGCCCATGACGTAATGGAATTACTAGCCGCTGAAGCCGAACCTGTTCCTACAGCATTAGTTGCGGTAACAGTAAATGTGTAGGCTGTATTAGTAGTTAAACCTGTAACTGAGATAGTTCCAGAACCAGCTTGAGATAGCGTACCAGTACCACCTGCTGGGCTAGATGTTGCTGTATACGAGGTAATTGCCGTACCACCATTACTAGCTGGTGCTGTGAATGTGACAGTTGCGGTTGTTGACCCAGTTGCTGTTGCTGTACCGATTGTTGGTGCCCCGGGGACTGAGTAAGTTGTTACTGAGTTACTAGCGGCTGAAGAAGTACCATTACCGGCGGCGTTAGTCGCGTATACGGTAAATGTGTACGCAGTGTTGTTAGATAGACCAGAAACAGTGATGCTTCCAGAACCTGACTGAGAGACAGTACCCGTTATTCCACCGGGGCTAGAAACAGCGGTATAAGAAGTGACCGGTTGAGCATCTGTATCAGTATTAGTTGGGGCTGTATATGAAACTGAAACTGTGCCGACACCCGTATTAGTTGCAGTGCCAATAGTAGGTGCAGCAGGAGTAGTAAAGTAGCCAATGATTTCCCATTTAGCGCTTGATTCTGAATAGACCTCCATGGCATTTAATGTGGTATTAAATCTTGTTGCTCCGTTTGTTGGAGAACCGGGACGTTGAGCTGTTGTCCCAGAAGGAACATCAAAGTACCCAGTAGATGTATTTACTTGGTCGCTCACAGCCGCTGGAGTAACTGCCGCAGGAGCAGCCCATGTTGGCGCTGAACCATTAGAAGTAAGAATGTATCCGTTTGTACCAATACCTAATTTAGATAGCGCAGTGCCAGAAACATAGTAAGGCACATCGCCAGCGGCGTAGCTTGTCAGTCCTGTACCGCCATAATTACTAGCAATTGTTCCGCCTTGCCAAGTACCGTTACTGATGACCGTAGAGCCAAGGTTTAACGCGTTAGTGCCCCAAGTTACGTTCTCAGGGAGAAACCCATGTACGTCCCATGTACCCGCGACCGTGCCGTTTGCTAACAATACAAGTTCAACCGCACCGCCGGAAGTAATCGTTCCAATAGAACCAGTGGCGTAGTCTTGGAGAGTCAGTGTTCCAGTTGCGTTGTTGTTAAATCCGAACGCTACACCTGTAGTCAGAGTGGTCGCATCAGGCATCGTATAGGTCTGATTGCCCGTGCCAGTAAGCGTTTGTGAATAACTAGACGCCGCAGTTAAAGCTGTTGTACCGCCTGCCGCCGCAGTATTTGCATTAGATTGATTTAAACGGTTGATGGATACGTTTTGGTTAGCATCACGCAACATTACCGAGTTAGCACCAGAAGAAGCGGTTACGCCTGTGCCACCATACGCTACAGCAACAGTTGCCCCTTGCCAAGTACCAGAGGCAACCGTGCCCAACGCACTTACGTTACCAGACGCATCAAGATTTACAGACCTGCCAGATGGGTAGGTAAGAAAGATACTTAATGCGCCAACAAAAGTAACGGCGCTTCCAGAGTTACTAGAAGCGTAAACAGTCGTGCGAGTAAGAGTAGGTCCCGTAGTTGAATACGTACCAAGACCTACTTCCCAACTACCACTACCATCTGTAGCCGCGTAATACGTTGTATTGGTATTACCAACAACAGCAAAGGTCTGAAAACCTTGTACAGCACCAGCAAGCGTAAAACTTACAGTGGTATTAGCGGTACCTGTTTCTTGAACACGGTTTGCTAAAACTAGAGCCATTTAAGACTCCTTAAGAAGTCGCAGTTGTCGAGTAAGTAACAGTTACGGTGTCGCCAGAAGTAACAGTCTTGGCAGTGCTGAAGTTACCTTCTGAGTACAAAGTACCCGCAGTGCTAGAGATTGTGCTGACCGCGCCAGTACCCGTCACCAAGAAACATCCATATACGGTAGCAGAACCTGTCATTGTGTAGGTTATAGCTGTAGCCGTTGACGTAGTGACGTTTGATGGAGTCGTACCAGATGAACTAGATGCAGCAAATACTGCTGTACCACGCACTGCTGAACCGCCCACAGTGTAAGTAGTCAATTCAGTCCATGTCTTAGAAGTCATGGTATCTGAGGCGGCATAAGTAGTGCTATTGTTAATCAGACCTAAGAATGGGCCAACAGTTGTATAAGCGGAACCTCTTAACAATGTATCCAGCAATAACTGTTTACCAATAGCAACGACTAAGTTAGGGAACTCATCATTCCACTTTAGGTTGCCTTGTGCATCGTGGCACTCTACTTTGTAGAAGCCTTCAATACCCATACCTTCTGGTATGGATGCGTTAGCTTGTAGTGTGGCTACGGCGTTATCGCCAAAACCGGATTGTTCTTTATGCATATATGCTCCTTATGATAAGCGGATGATTGCGGATGTATCGGTAGCAGACGGGAACTGTACCGTGAAAGTTGTTGTTGAGGTCTTGTCACTACCAAAATCTAGTACGCAAACAGCCCCATTATCTCCGGCCTTATAGATTAACGCACCCCGTGCAGTTAACGCTGAAGTCCAAGATGAGTTTGAGAAAGAAATATACGACGTAGCAGGATCTGTCCCGCCAATGATTGGCACCTGCGAGATTATAAGTAGGTTGCCCCCAGCCGTATAGCCAGACGCTGATACTTCTCCATTTGTTGTATACGCAGTAGTAAGGTTGTTAAGCGATGCAGAATTGGTGTACAGGGCAATGTAAAAAGAACCAGACGTAAAGTTGAACGAGCCATTCATTAAGCCCGTCAAAAACGTGTTGCATGTCCAATTCCCTGTAAACGCCATTAGGACACCGCCTGTCTATATTGACCAGAACGGTACGCGTCTTGACGCTCCATACCATCGCCCAAACGTTTAGCCAAAGCTAGTGCTTCCTTGTACTTGCCGTCATAGAAAGCCATAACGTCAGCCTCACCCTTCATGAAGGTGTAAGCCTCAACTAATGAACCATACAACAATACCGTATCAAAGTTATCGCCAAGCCAAGTCGTACTAGCAGTTACTATTGACTCGGGGTAGTAGTAATAGTGAAGCTCTACACTATACGCTGCATCAGGGGTTGGGCCAACAAGAAAAGACAACTCATTACTGACCGTAGAAGATGTAACAGTCGGACCAAACAAAGCATAGTACTTAGGAATACCAACATCAGTAGTTGGATTGGGATACGCCTGACGGATAAAGTTCACATCCTTGTTCAACAAATATTCATAGTTACCGTCACCATCAATGGACGCTAGTGAATATACAGCTAAGAAATCATCTGGAGCAGACAAGTACCTATTACTTGTTGAGACGTTACCTGTGACATTCTTACGTAGTGATGGAAACTGAATAGTGTTGTAGATGCGTTGTTCTGCCTGCTCGACAAAGCGGGCAATCTGCTCATCTGCGGTTACTGCGGTACCGCTAGATAAATACGTAGTTGGAAATTGGTTTTCCGTATACGTTTGGATTGCAGAAGACAACGCAGCGTAGTTCATGCCATCGGGCCTCTAGACTTGATACCTTTGGTAGCCGCTCCATGACCACGCATAGTGATGCCGTCAGTCTTGGTAGGTTTGAAGTTACCTTTGTTAAGAGCGCCAACAGAAATGTTCATGTCAGACATAGTCTGAGCACCAGTCTTGTTCTTGATAGCGTTATTCACGTTAACAGACTCACCGCTCATAGTATGGGGCTGAGCATAGGTACTAGCTTGACCAATCTCTTTACCCATCTGCTTATTGCTAAATTTAGCCATATTAGCCTCCGCGTTGGTTGTTTGCGCGAGCCATGTTGCGACCAACAGATCTCATAGCTTTGCCTGTTACGCCGCCCTTTTTGAGCTTAGTCATTGGCTTGCCGGGATGCATGCTTTTCTCGTGCTTATGCACGGCACCTGCGATCATTTTCTTGTCTTGTTTTAAATCTGCTTTATCCATTTCAACTCCTAGGTTGTTGATATCGTTACTGTACCAAGTTGCACGCTTAATGCCAAGTTATTTGGCGTTAAAGCGGCATCAAAATATGATGACCCACCTACTGGGTTCCACCCCCACTGAATGATACGACTACCACCAGATGGGTATCCGAATCCGTCCTCAGTGTTATTGTTCGTCAAGTCAATCTGCAAACCACTAGATCCTGAGACTTGGTAGCTAACATCCGGACGAGGCTCGCGCACCGCCTGTGGGTCATTGACTGGATATAGACCAAGAGACAACTGAGGCTGATCTGGATCCCAACAGGATGGACAAACCTTGATGTTGTACAGCTTAGTCTTGACAATCTGCTTTCTTAACTCTTTGAGCATGTAGCGACCAGCACACCGATCGCACTCTGCAATCGCGTATTTACCGGAAGCAAACCGACTAGGCATTAGTAAAACAACTGACGAGGAACAAACCTGTCAGGAGCCTTTTCACGATCCTCTTGTGATGCCAATAGCCATTGCTGCTCATACTCTTGCTTCAAGAACATTACCCGATCTGGAGACACTTCTGGCTTCTTCTGGGCAATATAGAACGCTAGACCAGCCACCAAACAAGGAATCAGACGAAATGGGATATCTTGGATGTTCACACCATTACCAGCATCTTGCAGGCGACGCATACGCCAATACACGAATATGTACTGATCACCGGGGGAATTAGGGGTAGGCCAGACGTTGATGCTAGGTAAGTTAGTGACCGCTATCGTTGTAGTCGCTATTGCATGCGCAGCGGCTACGGTGTTGTTCTGCCCACGGGTACAGTTCAAGAGCTGACCAGCGTTAGGTAAACCTGTAAGCGGAGCTGGATTCACGTTCTGATATACGATTGTTTCTGTAACGCTAGTAGTAGTGACGTTAATAAATCCAGCCGTAGCAAGTTGGGTTATATCTGATACATAGACAGTGGTATCGGTAGACGTAAGAGCCGTAGTTAACACAACACTTGTGTTGTTCCCCGCACCTGTCTGGCGGTTAATCCAGACTTGAATAGGTCTACCTTGAGCCAGCTTATTAGGAATCATGGCATACGTAGATTCACTAATGCGAGAGATGTTGATGTCTATCTGGTTCAAGTCATTGGCTTGGGTACGGACTACCTGATCAAGCAGGTCAATCGTGTCTTCTGGGAATGGGTAGATACCCTGCCCAGTGTTCATTACGATCTGGCCTTGCTCAATAGTCCATAAATTGATGCCACGGTTAGCCCATTCAATCGTCAGCATGTTGAGCGATCTACGTCCTGTACGGAACTCATAACCCGTGCGGATCTCTAAACCCGCACGTTCATACGCCTCCTCCATGATCTCGTTGAGATCGAGGTTAAACGCGGTGAGTCCTGTGGTAACCGCCATTATTTACTTTCTGGCTGTTTTGGCTGATTGTCTGAACGCGTCAGCCGTTGGCGCACCTTTGCTACCAACTCTACGCATCTTTTCACCAGACCCTGCAGCAATTCTTTTACGTTTTGCATTAATGTTGTCATATAGACCAACCTTTCCGCCAGAGGCGTATTGAGTGAAGTCGGTATCGTCGCGGCGTGACTTCTTGACACCTTTAGGCATCTTAGTTTCACGGATATCTCCCATGCCGCGACTCGCTCTCATCGCTTGCCCTTTGACATCCCGCCACCACACATAGCAGCGATAGTGCCACGAGTCTTACCTCGTTGAGCAATACCGTCAGCACGGCTAGAAGCTGAGCCACCAGAAGCCATTTTCTTTACTGGCTTTGGCATGGGTTTAGGTTCTTTTTCAACCCTGATCCCACTACCGGGTTCTGCTGGTTTAGGACCTGTACGAACAGGCTCGTCTACTGGGGTGTAGTCTGGGTATTTAACGTCAGCCATGATTAGCACATCCTTCCACGGGTTTTACCTTTGGTAGCAATACCATCGGCACGACTAGAAGCAGAAGAGACTTTACCGCCAGCCTTGTATCCGCCCATAGAAGCGCCAATGTTTGCTTCTTTTTGGCGGGCTTGCTTGGCTCTATAGTCTTTTACGATCTTATCGTTTTGCTGTTGAACAATAGCTTTATCCCGAGCTACCATTTGTTCACCAAGACGTTTAGCATCCTGAGCTTTTTCAGGATCCATTTTGGTCATGGACATGCCTTCGTTCTTAGTCACTGGAGATGACTTAGGGGTAGGCGCAGAATCAGAAGATTCGCCACGACGGGTTAAACCTTGTTGCTTGTTCATATAGTCACGCAAAGTCATACCAGATGCAGCCAATTCTTCTTTGGTAACAATCTTTGGTTTAGGCTTTGAGGGTGTTATGGTTTCAGAAGTACCAGCAGAGCCACGACCCTCGCCTGAGTCATAGTCGCTTACCTCATCACCCGCGAAAAAACGTTTTGGTCGTTTAGCCATGATAGGCTCCTTACATCTTAATGTTTTTGCCTTTGGTCTTGCCTTTAATAGCAACACCATCGCGGCTTGGGGCAGCGGTCTTTACTGCGCCCATAGCGGAAACTTTTCCGCCCTTTTTCATACCCATGCCGCCCATACCACCCATCATGGTGTTAGCCATAGGAGTAGGCTTTTTCATACCGTCTTTAGCGGTACTCATGCCGGGTTTCATCATTGGTTTGCCCATCTTAGTAGTAGCCATACGGCCTCCTTCTTTAAAAGTTTTGCCTTTATCGGCTTTAGAAAAATCTTTACCCACAGACTGTGGAACTCCTGCTTTCTTAGCGAACGCAGCGTTATGGGCTACGGCCTCCATGAAATTGTGTTGCTTCTTGCTAGTGCTAGGCATATCAGACCTTAATCGGTAAACCTTTACCAGCAAGGTAACCAGCGGCTAAAAGACCAATCCAAATAAGCACTTTCTCTACAACAGTCTTACCAACTTTTTTGTAAAACTCCGAAGACAGCTCTTCAAGGGCGAGCTTAGCCGCTTCCTTGGCAATCAATCTTTCGCGGTCGGTTAATTCAATATCAGACATATCAACAATCCCATGCCCGTAGGCTTTTGTTAATTCTAGAGTTCGGGTCTTTCGCTGTCTTTGCGGATGTCAGCTTCTTTTTCATCCCACTCATCCTTGCACAGAAAGAGTCGCGCCTTGATCCGCCTTCTGGTTGCGGCGGTTTCAAGTTGTGCCCTTCTTTCTTCGCAGAGGCTCGCCCTTTGGCGTTTAAGCCCCCATTCGGATTCTTGCCTTCTTTTCTCTGCCATGCTGGTGATTTAGCCATTTACGACTTTCAAACGTGACTCTCGAATATTTTCGAGCAACGGAATAACAACCTCCTCGCGGAAGTTTCTGGTAAAAGATTCACTACCAATATGTGGCAAGCTAATGTCTACATCAACGTGGACTTTGAACCCCATCTCAGTAGCTCTGTCGCAAAACAAATAGTCCTCGCCAACATACTGGTCATCTCTGATCTCAAAATCAAACAGCGCAGCCATACGCTCGCCAGTTGGTTTGTTCTTGTATGACCACTCAGGATGCGCCTGCGCCATCTTCTCAATGACATGACGTTGAATGAGCATGAACCCTGTACCAATACGCTTGACACGCATCAGTGAGCCATCAAACTCTAAGTTGTCATCCTCAGTCCAATACAAATCTGTAAAGAACTTCTTGTCATGCGATCTGCGTGGGTATGTACCCGCAGTGATATCTCTACCACCGCTTTGAGCCATTAAACGCAAGATGTCGCCTGACGTTGCAATAACATCGGAATCAATAAACAATAGTTCTGTACAGTCTGTTTTCAAAAACTCATGTACCAATGAGTTGCGCGCCAACGTGATGATGGAGCAATTAGAAAGATCAGATAGGGTGACAGAAACACCAAGCCGCATAGCCTCGGGCATTAACTGCACAAGGTTAAATGCGGTCTTGACGTTCAAGCGCCCATCATGGCAAGGTATGCCGATGAACAGCTTACGCCCTGCTAGAACTGCTTGTTTAGACTCAGCCATAGAACGCGGTTACTCCAGTTACCGCTGCACTTAGTGCCAAATACAAAGTAGTATTGAACTTGATACCTTCTCCGGGGATGTCAAAGGTATAGGTGTTTGGGTTTGTATTGCTAGCGATGTCAATCTCCAACAAAACTGTTCCACTTGATCCACCATCTTTAAACTGGATAGTAGCTGCCGTACTTGCCGCTGGGCAAATAATCAAACCTTTAAGACGGGTTGGACCGGCAAATAATGTTCCAGCAACACTTAAATGCGCCGATTTAACGTCAGTTTGCATCATAATCAATCTCCTTTGTTTAAAAACAAGGGGCCGAAGCCCCTAGGACTGATTAGTCAAAGTTACCGTATGGGTAAGTTGTAGTGTTACCGATGTTGGGATCGTTCTGGGTGTAGCCAATACGTATATTGAACTTACCAGCAGACAAGGCCGACAGACCTGTACCTACGATAGCCAAAGTAGCAACAATCTGAGACACCGATGATGGGCTGCTTGTGCCCGTGTTGATGTCAGATGTAGTAGCCAACATGTTAGTCAAGTTAGTTGCGCTATAGGTAGTAGAGATACGACCAGCAGTACCAACAGTTGTAGTGCCCAAAGTTGCAGTCGCATAGGTAGGTGCGCTAGTCACAAACCCGTTAGAGAACAACCAAGAAACCGAACTGTATGTAGAGTTAACTGTAGTCAGTGCAAGGAGGTAATCAACTGTGATTGAGTCGATCGTAGAACCTGTAGGAACCCAGAACACCACACCGCGATAAATCGCAGTAGCCGCATCCGCTGTAGGAGTTACCACTACTGGTGGGTTTGTTGCTCCGCCCGCTGCTGTATATACAGAAGCGTTGACGTTAGGAATAGTGTTTCCATTTACGAATTGAGTAGACGCGCCGGGGTATCCAGCAGTGCCATTTCCACCAGTATTGGCGAAATCAATGTAAATGTCTTGTTCTAACCGAGCGTAACCTACGTTACGGTATGGGCTAAAACGTTGATCGCCAGATAGAACTGGGCCTTCAAATGTGGAACGTGCCATGACAAAAAGTCCTTATGCAAAAGTACCTTACCAATCGTTGCATCGTCTGCTGGGGCAGTGGCGGTAAGGCGGATCACCCAGATGTTTGGAATATACACCATATTTCTATGATGTACATAGAAAAGGGGGCACGGGGCCCCCTTTATTCTTTAAGCACCGGCAGAGCCGTACATACCTAAAGGATCAGACCAGCCGAAGCTGTAACGCTCACGAGACTTGTAACGGACGTTACCAGTATCGAAGTCACCGTCCATAGACTGACTCAAAGCAA